CGATAATCGATATTTACGCCGGATTGCGAGAGCAATATTACCGGCTTAACACGGAGTATGTGGACGGAAAAAGTTACCACTACGCCACGCCGACGGCCGGCGGGGGCGCCAAAAAGTCCCCTCTCTCCATGACCATCGAGAGTCTGCGCAAGGACATCCTGCTGTACTCCGACCGGCTGATGCTCAACCCCAAGTCCCGGGCCGACGCCGGAAAGGGAAAGCCCAAGAAATCCAGGCTGGCGGAGGCGCTGAAGGATGGCCCGTAAAAAGGCGGAGCGTTTCCCCAACTGGGCGACGGTCATGGAGTATGTGGACTCCATCCTAGAGGGGCGGAAGATCGCCTGCCAGGAGCTGATCCAGGCGTGCCAGAGGTTCAAACGGGATCTGGATGACCCAACCTGGGACTTCCGACCTAGGGATGCGGAGTTTGTAATCCGGATCATCGAGACCACCTTCGTCCACCAGCAGGGAGAGCGCCTGGACGGGACCCCGCTGCGGGGGCAGCCGTTCCTACTGGAGCCATTCCATAAGTTCATCGTGTACAACCTTCTGGGATTCTTCCTGGCGGGGACCAAGGAGCGGCGGTACAAGGAGGCCTTGATTTATATCCCCCGGAAAAATATCAAAGCGCTTGCGCTGGATGAAGACATACCCACCCCGGAAGGGTGGAAGAAGATGGGCGACGTTCACGAGGGGGACTACGTTTTTTCCGTGGACGGGAGCGCGGTTCGAGTGTTGCATGAGTCTGAGGTGTTCAATAAGCGCATGTACCGCGTATACTTTGAGGACGGCTCGACGGTAGACGCGAGCGGTGACCACGTTTGGACCGTGCAGATGAAGGACAGCAGACGGACAGCGCGTCGGACGCCGATAGGTAGGCGTAGAAACAAGCCGCAGCTTGCTGAGCGAGACGGCTGGTATGAGCTGACAACGCGCGAAATGTTGTCGGATTTTTATAGCGTGAGAGCTGACGGAAAGGGGCGGGAATATAAGTACCGCGTACCTATGCCCGGCGCGGTGGAGTACCCGTACAAGGAGCTGCCTATAGACCCTTACGTCCTCGGCGTTTGGCTTGGCGATGGTAGTTCGTCCGGGCAGTGCATAACGGTATCCGAGGACGACCTGGAAGGGACAAAAAAGCGAATGGAAGAACGCGGGTACACGTGTTCCGTTATTCGGAACAAAGACCGGGCCAGCGCGATAGACGTAGACCCGCACCCGTGTGGATGTTCCAGAAAGCTGTATGAGGGGAGTTTCCGCTATGCACTTCGGGACCTCGGATTGCTCGGGAATAAGCATATACCAGAGCAGTACCTGACGGCCTCTGTGGAGCAACGCCGTGACCTGCTATGCGGTCTCATGGACACCGATGGGACCGCGACAAAAGCGGGGCAGTGCGTTTTCACTCAAAAAAGCAAGTCTCTTTCGTTGCAGGTCCTTGAACTGATACGGAGTCTCGGTATCAAGGCCGCTATGCATGAGAAGAACGTGACTTGCAACGGCGTACCTGCCGGGGTGGCGTACAACATATCCTTCTACGCTGGGAAGGGTAACCCGTGCTTCCTAATGAAAAGAAAGTACAGCAGGCTGAAACAAAAGCTGTCTCCGCGTATGTTTGCGAAAAGCATAACGGGAATAGAGCCAATACCAGCCAAGCCCTCCAAGTGCATTATGGTGGACCATCCATCCCACCTGTACCTGGCGGGAAGAGGTTTTACCGCAACGCACAATACCTCATTCGCGGCCTCCCTGGCCTGGGGCCTGGCGCTGCTGAACCGGCGGAGCGGGTCCAAGGTCTACATTGTAGCGGCGGCCCTGAAGCAGAGCCTGGAGTCTTTCAACTTCATCAACTTCAACCTGGAGCAGATGGGGGAGAAGGACAACTTCCGGGTGATTGACAACAACCAGGAGCACAGCATCCAGGGCGACCTGGGGGACGGCTCCATCTTCATTCAGGCCCTGGCGGCAAACCCGGACCGCCAGGACTCCCTCAACTGCAACGTGGCCATCGCGGACGAGATGCACGCCTATAAGACCCCGAAGCAGTACAACATCATCCGGGAGGCCATGAAGGCCTACACCAACAAGCTGATGATCGGCATCTCCACGGCCGGCGACAATGAGCAGGGCTTCCTGGGGCAGCGGCTGAAATACTGCCGCAAGGTCCTGGACGGGACCATCCGGGATGACCAGTATTTTATCTTCATGTGCTGCGCCCCGGAGGGCGTCAAGGACGGGACCGTGGACTTCACGGATCCCAAGATTCTGGAGATGGCCAACCCGGCGTACGGGGTCAGCATCCGGCCGGCGGACATCCTCAACGACGCCCTGCAAGCGGTCAACGATCCGCAGCAGCGGAAGGACTTTTTTTCCAAGAGCCTGAACGTCTACACCAACGCCATGCGGGCCTGGTTCGACATCGACGAGTTCCGCAAGAGCGATGCGGGCTATGACTGGACGGTGGACCAGCTGGCCAAGCTGCCCATCGACTGGTATGGAGGCGCGGACCTCTCCAAGCTCCACGACCTGACGGCAGCGGCCCTGTTCGGTCACTACAAGGACGTGGATATTATCATCACCCATGCGTTTTTCCCGGTGGTGGCAGCCCATGTCAAGGCGGATCAGGATCAAATCCCGCTGTTCGGCTGGGCAGACGACGGCTGGCTGACACTGTGCAACTCTCCGACGGTCAACCACGCCGACGTGGTCAACTGGTTTATCGACATGCGGCGTCGAGGCTTCAAAATCCGCCAGGTAGGCCACGACCGGAAGTTCTGCCGGGAGTACTTCGTGGCCATGAAAAACGCCCGGTTCAAAATCATCGACCAACCCCAGTATTATTACAAGAAGTCCGAGGGCTTCCGGCATATCGAGGCGGCGGCCAAGAACGGGAAGCTCTACTACCTCCACAGCGAGGCCTACGAATACTGCGTGTCCAATGTGACGGCTGTGGAAAAAACGGACGACATGGTCCAGTACGACAAGATCCGGCCAGAGCAGCGGATCGACCTGTTTGACGCCTCCGTGTTCGCCTGTATCCGGTACCTGGAGAACATGGAGAAATCCCAGAAGGCAAAGGAGTGGCTTGGAAAGTGAGTAAGAGACGGCGGGCGCGGCCGGCGCCCAGAGAGCGCCCTAAGCAGACCCGGAGCATGGCATGGCTGTGTGCCCCGGATACATACGACAGCCTTTGCTGCCAGGGCTATGTGAGCCTGGCGGCCAACCCAGAGATCTGCGCCGGTGTTGATACCATCGCCCGGCTGGTGGGGTCCATGACCATCCACCTGATGGAGAACCGGGAGGACGGGGACGTTCGCATCCTCAATGAGCTGAGCCGCAAGATCGACATCGAGCCCAATGCCTACATGACCCGGGCGGACTTCGTGCACTGGATTGTGCGGACCATGTACCTGGAGGGCAACGGCAACGCTGTGGTGTGGCCCCGTACCCGGGCAGGTATTATCCAGGACCTGCAGCCCATCCCTTCGGCCTTTGTTGCATTTATCCCGGACGGCTGGGGCTACCGGGTAATCGTCAACGGCAAAGAGTATGATCCGGACGACGTGCTCCACTTCACCCTTAATCCGGATCCGTTGTATCCCTGGCTTGGGACGGGGTATCGGATCTCCCTGGCGGACGTGGCCCAGAACTTAAAACAGGCAGCGACCACCCAGAAAGGGTTCATGGAATCCAAGTGGAAACCGTCCCTGATCGTCAAGGTGGATGCTCTGACGGAGGAATTTTCCAGCCCGGAGGGGCGCCGGGTACTGCTGGAGAGCTACATTGACACCGCCCGAGCCGGAGAGCCCTGGATGATCCCGGCGGAGCAGTTTGAGGTGGAGCAGGTGAAGCCCCTGACCCTGAGTGATCTGGCCCTGGACGCCATGGTGACGCTGGACAAGCGGACCGTGGCGGCGGTGCTGGGAATCCCGGCTTTCGTGCTGGGCGTGGGAGACTTCAATCGGGACGCCTGGAACAACTTCATCAACACAACGATCATGCCCCTGGCCCGGAACATGGAGCAGGAGCTGACGAAAAAGCTGCTGTATTCGCCCGGCTGGTTTTTCCGGTTCAACTCCTGGAGCCTGTTTTCCTACTCCATCAACGAGCTGGTGAGCGCCGGTGCGGAGATGGTGGACCGGATGGCCCTGCGGCGGAACGAGTGGCGCGGCTGGGTCAACCTGCCGCCGGATCCGGAGATGAACCAACTGCTGGCCCTGGAGAACTACATCCCTGTAGAAAAACTGGGAGACCAAAATAAACTCAATGGAGGTGAGTGAGACGGAAAGACGGTTTTCGATCCCCCGGGACGGGCAGTTCCGGACCCGGGCGGAGGACGGCAATCTCTATATTGAGGGTTATTTCGCCGTCTACAATTCCCGCTACGACCTGTGGGACGGGGCCTATGAGACCATCGCCCCGGGCGCCTTTGACGGGGAAACAGAGGGCGATGTCCGGGCTCTGACCAACCACGACACAACGCTGGTGCTGGGCAGGACCACGGCGGGGACCCTGACGCTGCGGACCGACGAGACGGGACTGTGGGGCTCCATCATCGTCAACCAGGCAGACCAGGACGCTATGAACCTGTACGAGCGGGTCAAGCGGGGTGACGTGTCCCAGTGCTCCTTCGGCTTTGACATCCTGGACCAGGATGTGCAGTATCAGGACGGCGAACCCACGGTGTGGATCATCCGAAAGGTCCGGCTGTACGAGGTAAGCGTGGTGACCTTCCCGGCCTACACGGACACCTCCGTAGAGGTCCGGCGCACTGAGTTCGCCGACCTGAAGAAGCGGCGCAGCGAGGCCTGGAAAGCCAAGACGCTGGCGAGACTGCGAGGCGTCCATGCGGATGCCTGATAGACAACGATTTTTTGGAGCGAAAGGAGAAAAATCATGCTGAAGATCCTGATTCTAAAGCGGCAGCTGGATGCCAAGCGGAGCGAGCTGAAAGCCTTGGAGGAAAAGGACGCAGAGTTCCAGACCAGGGAGGCGGATCTGGAGACAGCCATCGGCGAGGTGGAGCCCGGCAACGCCGAGCAGGAAGCCGCCGTCACCGCCGAGGTGGACGCCTTTGAGGCGGACAAGGCCGCCCACGAGACTGCCAAGCAGACCCTGTCTGCGGACATTGAGAGCCTGGAGACCGAGCTAGCGGACCTGGAGCGCCAGGCCCCGGCTCCCAAGACCCCGGAAAAGCGGGAGAAAGTGAGAGGTGACGTACACATGGAAACCAAGATTAACATTCGTTCCCTGCCCATGGGCCGTCGGGCCTTTGATGCCCTTCCCATGGAGCAGCGGCAGGCCATCGTAGCGCAGCCGGAGGTACAGGAGTTCCTGGGCAAGATGCGCGGCATGAAGGGCCAGAGCCGGGCGGTGACCGGTGCGGAGCTAACCATCCCGGTGGTGTTCCTGGACCTGATTGCGGAAAACATGTTCCGGTATTCCAAGCTGATGAACCGGGTTCGGATGCGCAATGTGACCGGCGAGGCCCGGCAGACCATCGCGGGCACCGTTCCAGAGGCCATCTGGACCGAGATGTGCGGTGCCATTAACGAACTGACCTTCGTGTTTAATCAGATTACCCTGGACAGCTACAAGGTCGCCGGCTTTGTGCCCGTGTGCAACTCCATTCTGGAGGACAACGACATCAATCTGGCCAGCTGGATCGTGGAGATGCTGTCCGAGTCCATTGGCTTGGCCAAGGACAAGGCCATCCTGTACGGCAAGGGCAGCGCCTACCACATGCCCATGGGCATTGTGACCCGCCTGGCCCAGGCCACCGCCCCGGACAACTACCCCGCCAACGCGCCCGCCTGGGTGGACCTGCATGAGAGCAATATCCTGAAGATCGGCGGTGACAGCGTCACCGGCGCCCAGTTCTGGGCCCAGCTGATGGAAGCTACTGGGGCCACCTACACCAAGTACAACCGTGGAACCATGTTCTGGGCGATGAACAGCAAGACCTATGCCACTCTGAAAAGCAAGCTCATCACTTTTACCGCCACTGGCGACGTGGTGGCCAATCTGTTCGGGTCTCTGCCTGTGGTTACCGGTGATATTGATATCCTGGAGTTCATTCCGGACGGCGATATCGTCGGCGGATATGGAGACCTTTACCTGTGGGCACAGCGGGCCGGTATGACCATTGAGCAGAGCCGGGAGGTGCAGTTCATCCAGGACAACACCGTGTTCAAGGGAAAGGAGCGGGCGGACGGCCGGCCTATCATTCCCGGCGCCTTCGTGGCCATCAACATCAACAATCAGGCGGTGACCACCGCTATGGACTTCGCGGCGGATACCGCCAACGATGCCCAGCTGGCGAATCTGACTCTGACCGGCGCCTCCATCTCCTTTGATCCGGAGACATACACCTACACCGCCACGGCCACCAACAACTCCCTGAAGATCGAGGCTACCCCGGCCCAGGCGGCGGCACAGGTGGCCATCTCCGCAAACGGCAAGAACGTGCGTAACGGCGGTACCGTCACCCTGACTGCCTCCACCCTGACCCCCATCACCGTGACGGTGACCCAAGGCAATGCGGTGCGGGTCTACACACTCAACATTACCGGCGCAGCGGGCTAATCGGCCGTGTGTCCGAATCGGACACGTGGCATGACATGAAATTCAGCAAAGCGAAAGGAGACATTGGACATGGGCGAGCAGGCGATCTTGACCGCCTTAAAGGTGGATTTGCAGATCTCAACATCTGCAATGGATACATATTTGGGGCAGCTGATCACTGCCGCCCGGTCCTATATATCCCGCGAAGGCATCACCCTGACGGAGAGCGTTGAGGATGGGATGCTGGTGGAGATGTATGCGGCGTATCTCTATCGCCGCCGGCGCGAGGAGAACGTGCAGATGCCCCGGATGCTTCGGTGGGCGCTGAACAACCGCCTGTTTTCCCAGAAAGCGAGGGGGACCTGATGGATGACGTGTTGGTCCTGGTGCAGCCGCAGCTGGTCCAGAATGACATCGGCGATTTTGTGCCGGCCGGGCCGCCTCTGACACAGCAGATATTTGGGTCCATCAGCTCCGTCAACCGTGCGGAGTGGTACAGCGCCGGCCAGGAAGGCCGAAAGCCTGAGCTGGTCTTTACCACCCCGATCATCAATTACAGCGGTCAGCCGGAGGCGGAGTACCACGGGACGCGATATAGCATTTACCGCACCTATCTCCGCCAGGGGTCCGATGAGATGGAGCTGTATCTGGAACGAAAGGTAGGAGTGCAGAGTGAACATCAGAGCTGAGGACCTGGTGGATGCCGTCTCCGAAGAACTCGATATATATGCCAACGAGGTCGCTGATACGGTCAAAAAAACCGTAACCGCCGTGGCAAAGGAAACCGTGAAGGTTGTCAAGCAGAAGAGCCCCTCGGCATCCGGGGCCTACAAAAAGTCATGGGCACAGAAAAAAACCTATGATAACACCGGCAGTATCCAGATCACCGTATACAACCGCAAGCACTATCAGCTGACCCACCTGCTGGAGAACGGCCACGCCAAAAGGAACGGTGGACGGACACGGGCGTTCCCACATATCGCCCCTGCGGAAGAATTCGCAGAGCGCGAACTGGAACAAGAGCTTCGGAGGAAATTGGGGGAAGGAAGTCCATGAGCCTGGAGGAAATCAAAAAACTGCTGGAAACAACCGGCCTTCCGGTGGCTTACCGGGCGTTCCCTGTGGGAAATGCCCCGCCGCTCCCCTTTATTTGCTATCTGTTCGCCAGCACGAACAATTTTAATGCCGATGATGTGGTGTATCAGGTCATCAACCGCATCACCATTGAGCTGTACACGGAAAGCAAGGACCTGGAAGCAGAAAACGCGGTAGAGGCTGCTTTGAAGGACCTGTGCTGGGAAAAGTCTGAGGAATACCTGGATGACGAGCAATGCTATGAGATCATATACGAAATTGAGGTGTGACAATGCCTACCAATACTCCTAACAAGGTCAAATACGGCCTCAAAAATGCCCATTACGCGCTCCTTACCATCGGCGAGGACGGAACGGTTACATACGGGAAACCCATCCCCATTCCCGGCTCTGTCAGCCTGACCATGGACGCCCAGGGCGACACATCGACATTCTACGCTGATAACATGGCGTATTTTGTGACCGCTGCGAATGATGGTTACTCCGGCACTTTCGAGGTCGCGCTGATCCCCGATCAGTTCCGCCAGGATGTGCTTCATGAGACCATGGACGAGGCCGCACAGGTGCTGGTGGAGAATATCAACAACCAGACAAGTCCCTTTGCCCTGCTCTTTGAGTTTGACGGCGATAAGAAAGCCACCCGCCATGTGCTGTACAACTGTACATGCACCCGCCCCAGCGTCTCAGGAGGCACCACGACCAACACCAAGGAACCCTCCACCGAGACGATGAACCTGACGGCCTCGCCCCTGCCCAACGGCAATACAAAGGCCCGGACAACGGTGGACACGCCGGCCGCCCAGTACGCCGGCTGGTATGACGCGGTATGGCAGCCGCTTGGGCAGTTGGTGGTGACCAGCGCAGCCGGCGCGACGTCTGGCAAGACAGCTCTGACAGTCGCTCCCGAGCTGACCAGCGGGAACAGCTATAAGTATCAGACCTCCGCCTCTGTGGCGCTTCCGGCCTATGGAGAGGCGCTCAGTGACGGATGGACCGACTGGGACGGCAGCGAGGAGCTCACCGCCACCACCGGGCAGCAGATCGCTGTGGTGGAGGTCAACGCCGATGACCAGGCGATGGCCGGCGGCGTTGCCACGGTCACCTCTAACGGAGGCTGACCATGGAGAAAACGATTGAGATTGACGGCCGCCCGGTGACGTTCCGGGCGACCGCCGCGATTCCCCGATTGTACAGGCTTCGATTCCATCGAGACATCATGCAGGACATGGCCCTCATGCGCAAAGAGGTCCTCAAGGCCCAGAAGGAGAAAAAGAGTGTCCCTGTGGACATGCTCACCGTTTTTGAAAATGTGGCGTTCCTGATGGCCAAGCACGCGGACCCCAGCCTGGAGGCAAATACCGTAGAGGATTGGCTGGAGACCTTCAGCTCCTTCAGCATCTACACGGTATTCCCTGTGATTTCTGAACTCTGGCTGGAAAATATCCGGACCCTTGTGGAGGCTAAAAAAAAACAAGGCCGATAGACCGGTCGATGACTACTGCCCTGTTCCTGCTGCGGGCAGCACAGATGGGCTTATCCATGTCAGACCTGGACTTGCTCACGATTGGAATGGTCTGGGACATGATGACGGAAGCCGCCAATGACCACTGTACGTACGAGCAGCTCCCGACACAGGACGATTTTGACAGCTTTTAAGGAGGTGTCCCGTTTTGGCAAGCAGAATCAAAGGCATCACCATTGAGATCAACGGCGACACCACAAAACTCAGCCAGGCGCTGCGCGAGACCGACACACAGCTTACTACTGTGCAGAAGAACCTGCGGGATGTGGAGCGGCTCCTAAAACTGGACCCCACCAATACAGAGCTGCTTGCCCAGAAGCAGCGGCTTCTGGCGGAGCAGTCCGCCCTCGCGGCGGATCGGCTGACACAGATGGAGGATGCTGCGAATCATCTCGACAGCTCTCTCAGTCAGAGCCAGCTGGATGATTTCAATCTGGAGCTGGATTTGACGCGGGCCCGGGCGTCCCTCGCGGAGCAGGAACTCCGGGATTTTGAGCAGAGGCTGAACGATGTGGATGACTCCGCGGAGGACTCTTCGGACAGTCTGAACGACGTGGGCGATGCCGCAGACGGGATGGACGATGGCTTTTCCCTGGCGGACGGGGTCATTTCCAACTTTGTGGGCGGCGCAATGACCAAGCTGCTGGATATTGCGCTTCAGGCCGCTGAGGCCATCTGGAATCTAGACGAAGCCACGGAGGAGTACCGGGAATCCATGGCCCTGCTGAATACCGCGTTTGAGACCGCGGGATTCGGGGCGGACACGGCGAAGCAGGCCTATGAGGGCTTTTACACGATTCTCGGAGATACGGGGCAAGCCACAGAGGCGTCCCAGCTACTAGCTCAGCTTGCCACAAACGAGCAGGATGTGGCAGAGTGGATCGACATTGCCGCAGGCGTCTATGGCACCTTTGGAGAATCCATCCCAATTGAATCGCTGATTGAAGCGGCCAATGAAACGGCCAAAACCGGACAAGTCACCGGAACCCTGGCGGACGCCTTGAATTGGGTCGGGCTGAGTGAGGACCAAGTCAACGCCCAGTTGGCCGAACTGAACGATGAGACTCTCCGCTCCCGGCTGCTGATGGATCTGCTGTCCAATACATACAAGACCGCCAGCGAGTCTTTCTACGAAAACAGTGAGGCCATCCGTGAGTCACGGCAGGCTCAACTGGAGATGGACGATACTCTGGCCACGCTGGGACAGTCTGTTGCGGACCTCAAAACAAAGTTAGCTGAAGCTTTTGGACCAAGCGTTTTGGAGTTGATAACTGCCATTGCGGATGTGCTCGAAACGCTATCCCCCATCATCGATATCATCCTGAAGGCGATTACTACTGTTATTGAGGCAGTAGCAGACCTAATTGGACTACTGGCGGATGCGGTGGGTTGGCTCCTTGATCTGCTGGGCCTTGGCGGGAAAGGCGGAGATATTGAGGTCACAACATCCGGTTCCGGGAGCCGTACCATGGCGGACGCTTCGGCTTACAGCATTCCCGCATTTGCGTCCGGCGGCGTGATCCCGCCAAACAATCCATTCCTGGCCGTTCTGGGCGATAACCGGCAGGAGCCGGAGGTGGTTGCTCCCTACTCCACCGTCAAGCAGGCCGCCCGGGATGCCATGGCCGAGCGCGGAGGGACTGGGCAGATCACCATTGTGCTGCGGGCAGCAGATGGATTTACGCGGAATCTCTCCTATTCGCTGGATCAGGAATCCGCCCGGCAAGGCGTGCGCCTGGTCAGCACAAAGGGGGTATGAGCGTGCAGGTTATCATGGATGGTGTATCTTACCGGCTCAATGTGCGCTATGAGACCCTGGGGCGCTCTTTCCGGCTGGACGAAGGCCAAAACGCCGGAACAATGCTTTCCGGAGACTACACCAGAGACCTCATGGGCACCTATTACGATTATTCCATGGAGGTGGAGCCGGATCCCCGGTTTCCGGCCGACTACGATGCCTTTTACGAGGCAATCTCAGCCCCAGTCCCCAGCCACAGCCTTACCCTCCCGTATGGGCAGAGCACCATCACCTTTGACGCAATGGTCTCCGAAGGTACAGACCTCTATCGGGGGAAAGTGGCCAACCGCACACGCTGGGGAGGCCTGCAGGTACAGTTCACGGCCAAAAAGCCACAGAGGACGCCTACATGAATCAGATTATTTACAGCAAATGGGTGTTTGAGGATGACGACATCCGCTCCGCACAAATCTACCGCGCCACGTCCCTGATTGCGGACAGTTTGGAGCCAAACATCTTAAACGCCACAGTCCGGTGCAGTGACAGCAGCATCCTCGAATTCGAGCAAGATACCCGGCTGACTTATGTCCACAGCACAGATCTGCCGGCCTATTTTTACATCCAGGACATCACCCGTACCGGTCCGGACGAGTACGCAATATCCGCGATGTCCGCCATTGGGCGGCTCATCCATGGGGAACAGCACTATGGCGGCATCTACACCGGACAGACCGTGGGACAGGTTATCCCAGAAATCTGCGGCCCGGTGCCCTGCGTCGTCAAAACAAATCTGCAAAACGTACAGATATATGGTTGGCTGCCAATCGCATCCCGCCGGGACAATCTGGCGCAGGTTCTGTTTGCCGTCGGCGCATGGATCAGGGATGATCTGGATGGAGTCCTCCACATTGAGCGGCTTTGGGACGGGTATACCGCCAATATCACGCAGGCGCAGATCTACCAGGGTCCCAGTATGTCCTACGGGGCAAAGGTCACGCAAGTGGTTGTCACAGAGCACCAGTACGTTCGGGGGGGAGAGGAGGTCACGCTCTTTGAGGGACAGTCCCAGCAGGGCGATATCATCACATTCTCCGAGCCCGCGTACAACCTTCGTGCCTCTGGGTTCAGCATTTTGGAGAGCAATGCCAACTATGCCAAGATCACGGCTGGAAATGGCACACTTATAGGCTCGGCCTATATCCACAATACCCGCCAGGTCTCAGCTGATGTCTCCCAGGCAGCAGAGCCCAATGTGGTGACTGTATCGGACGCCACTCTGGTGTCCCTGGTCAACTCATCCGATGTGGCCCAGCGTCTGGCGCAGTATTACGCCTGCCTGGCTACTTTTGACGGAGACATCCTGCCGGGACAACAGCTGGATGGCAATGTGGTCGGCATCTATGATCCGTTTGACCGACAGATGGTCCAGGCGTGCCTCAAGAGCCTGGACATCAAAATATCCGGAACGCTCAAGGCCACCGTATCTGCACTGGTGGGATTCAAGCCGCCGCAGGCGGATGACTCCCAGACGCTGGATGAGCGCATCGTGCTCACCGGATCAGGGACTTATCAAATTCCTACCGAAACAACTTTAATCCGCTATGTTTTAATAAGCGGAGGCCAGGGTGGACATTGCGGGCAAAAAGGTGGGGATGTTGGCACGTCACCGTCTGTATCCTGGACCGATCCTCCACCATTTGAGAACCAGTTACGCGGCTGCGGACTTGCGAACGGCGGTGCGGGCGGAGACGGCGGTGCTCCGGGCACGGGTGCCAGAATCCTTGAAGGAACCCTGGATATCTCCGGGATAGACTCTATTGTATACAGCTGCGGCGTAGGTGGCCTGGGTGCTGCCTATGACCCGGATGATCCGAATGGCTCTGTCGGCAGCGACACAGAACTCGGCGCTGCAACCACAGCTGGAGCACAGGTATCTGAAAGTGGATACACAGATCCAATCACCGGAGAAAAATACGGAGGAATTGGAGATCAAGGAATCCCTGGAGGAAAAGGTGCAGGAAAGGCAGCCAAAGTCACAACCATCAACAGTGATACTGTCCGGCTCTTTGACCCCGCTGAAAACGTTACCGACGAGGACGGCAAAACTTGGAACGGAGGCTTGACAGAATCCGATACAGATGATCCAAAACGTGTCGCTATGAAGACACGGAAGAATGACGGCGCTTACATTTGGTATAGTCGAGGTTTAGGTGCAGGTGCAGCCGCTGGTAAAAATGGTTACGGCCCCGGGCCCGATGCATCGGTGTCTGTACGATCTTCATCAATTAAGGCTACTGCTGCATCTGGTGTAAATGGCGCGACACCAACCTTGACGCCCAAAAAGCCTGCCCAGTATGGCAAAGGTGGCCGCGGTGGTTATGGCGGCGGCGGTGCCAGCTCAGGAGGACTTGCCGTTGGCTCCACAGATTCCTCGGATTACACGGTATCAATCACCGCCGGAACCGGGGGAATCGGCGGTAATGGCGGTACTGGTGGCCCTGGCGGGGATGGCTGCATCATCCTATATATCAGCCGCCGCGTTCCTGTGGAACGCGGGCCTCTGGTAACATCGGACACAAAATGGTTTTTAGACAAGCATGGCAGAAGATTCATCACGTGAGGAGGTACAAATGGCAACGATTGAAGAACTCGCTGCAAAAGTTGCTGAACTCGAACAGCAGATGGCAGCAATCACGGCCCCGCCTACCGAGTATTACACCAGTGCATACAGTGGAGAGGAAATTGATGCAGCTGTCAAAAAAGTATCTGAAGGATTGGCTGGCGGCGTGGCCTCCTTCAATGGCCGGACCGGTGTGGTGTTGCCCCAGTCCGGGGACTACAACGCCACGCAGATCCCGGTGAGCGGAGAGCCGGAGGCGGAGACCGTTGCGGCGGCTTTGTCCAATAAAACGCCCGCGGGGTTTGGGCTGGGCGGACAATCCAAAGAACTTACCTCTGGTGATGACCTAAACACTATCTGGGAAAATGGCTGGTATCGGTGGGGATCAAGTAGTCCGCAAAATGCTCCTAAAATGACATCTGATGTTGGTGGGGCACGCTACATATTTGCGCGTGTTGCAAACTATGATTCCCAAAATGTCCTACAGGAATATTGGTCACTTAACCAAAGCGCACAAAATCAAGCACGTCGCATCTGCAGGAATGGCACCTGGGGGCCGCTCGAATGGATCAATCCCCCCATGCAGTTGGGCATCGAGTACCGCACCACTGAGCGGTACAGCAACAAACCTGTGTTTGTGATGACCGTGGATGGCGGGGTGTTCCCGAACATCTCGTCAAAGATAATTGACGTCCAAATCCCGGATGCCAGCGACCAGGTAAAGATGCTTGATTGCTATGGCGTATTGGACAACGGAACGCAAATTCCAGGGCTTTTTGGAGAATCTGTTTTCGACGCATCAAACTATCTTGGTCTGTTTACACAAAACGGGAATGGGAAGTTCACAATTTCGGTCGGGTCTGGCCGTATAGTCGGATTAAACTTCACCCTATTCTTGAAATACTGGAAGGAGGGCACATGAAGATCATCAAATATCAGCTGGCAACGGAGGTCAACCGCGGCACCCCTGAGGATCCAGATATCGAGACGGTGCTCTCCGGTGTTACGATGCCTTACACAGATTCAAATTACGCCATCGCCCAGACGGAGGCGTATCAAGGGCAGATTACCGTGGAGGACGATGGACAGCCGGAGCCGGAACCTGAACCGGAGTATGTGACCTATGCGGAGCTTGCGAAAGCAATCAGAGAGGGCGTGAACGAAGTATGACGGACAAGCAGTTTGTACTTACCACCATGCGGGATACCGGGCTTGCGAGGGCACAGACCCTCCAGGCCCAGGCCCTGGACATGACCGGGACGGAGCTGTATGCCTCCGAGGACTACATCCCCAACTTTACGGCGGCCTGTGAAGCCATGAACATGCTGGAACGCAAGGCGGGCTTTGTCTGCCGGTCCACGGCGGGGCGTGTGGTGCGTCTCCTCCAACCCTATGACAGCACCATCTACACGGACGAGCCGGAGGACCTGCCCGCACAGTGGGGCTTTGTATGGTCCACGGACCCGGACAAGGCCCTGCCGTTTATCGCCATCTCCACTTCGCCGTATATGACCGGGGACTGCTGCACCTATGACGGTCACGTCTGGCGGTCCGGTCAGGACAACAACGTGTGGGAACCCAGAAGCGTGGGCGTGAAGTGGGAGGGCCTGGGGGAGGTGCCCAATGGCTGACGAGAAGTGCGTTAGAGACCCCCGGCATGACTGCTTTGGCCTGGAAGCAGCAGCCCGTCTGGAGGGGCGCATCAAGGCCCTGGAGGACTGGCAGCAGGACTCCAAGAAGTTCCATAACTCGTTCTATGACTGGCAGCGGGAGCAGATTGCCCGAGACGCCAAGCTGGACGAGCAGCTTTCCAACATGGATAAAAACATCGAAAAGCTGCTGGCAAAGCAGGAGGAACAGACGGCAAAACCGGGACGCCGCTGGGAAGCCATCGTGAACAAGTCCGTGTGGGCGGTGCTGGCGGCGGTAATTGCGTTTATTTTGGCCCGCATTGGGCTGTAATTTGAAAGGAGCTTACTTATGACTACCAACGAAATTCTGAACAAGTACACCACTGGCGAAATGGCTCTGTCCGAGGCGAACGAGGCTCTGAAAAAGGCAGGTGCGGGCTTTACCCTGGACCCCAACCGCAACGTCATCACTCAGGAAGAGTTTGTGGCGACCACGGCAGGGGATACTCCCGACACCGTCAACGGCTATGGCCTGATGGACCACGGCGTGGGCTGCATGGAGAAGGTCCGTGTGGTGAACGGCAAGACTGTGGATGTCAACATGGGCGCTGAGACTGCCTATGTGTACATCGCCGGGAAGAAGTACGAGCTGAAGGGCGACACCCTGGTGGAGCCGGAGGGCTGATATGGAGACACTGAAGAAGCGCCTGGGCAATCTGCTGGCAGTCAAGAGCATTGTCACCATCACCCTGACGGCGGTGTTTGCCTACCTGACCTGCACTGGCGGCGTGACGGCAGAGCAGTTCTTGACGGTGTTCACCGTGGTGATCGCGTTCTATTTTGGGACACAGGCGGAAAAGCGCGCCCAGCAAAGCGGCGGTGATAGCCAGTGAGTTACACGCGAAAGGAGCAGCTGGCGAACCCCGGGAACTATGGCGGTTCCCGGAACGCCAGCCAAATCCGATATCTAGTGTACCACTACACCGGAAATGACGGGGACAGGGCGGCAAACAACGCAAAGTATTTTCAGAACAACATCGTCAAGGCCAGCGCCCACTACTTTGTCGATGATACTACAGTCTGGCGGTCTGTGCCTGATCTAAAAGTGGCATGGTCCGTCGGCGGCAGCAAGTACTCCAACGCCCACAAGACTGGCGGCGGCACCATGTATGGTGTTATCACCAACACCAACAGCCTTTCCATTGAGATGTGCGACACCATCCGGAACGGCGTCTATCAGGCCAGCGAAGCAACTCTTGCCAACGCTGCCGCCCTGGGCCGGGCACTGATGGAAAAGTATGGCATCCCCATTGAGAACGTGTACCGCCACTTTGATGTGACAGGGAAGCACTGCCCGTCGTACTTGGTGAGCGCCCAGAAGTGGGCAGAGTTCAAGAAGAGACTGGAGGTCAAGATCATGGACAATACACCCAGCGGCGCCCACAAGGAGGGCGTGGAATGGGCCATTGCAAACGGCATCCTGACCGGAAACAGCGATGGGGACCTAATGCTGTCCGAGCCCGTGACCCGGCAGCAGATGTGCACGATGTTGCATCGGTTTTGGAAGCTGATTGACCGATAATTGCACACGCTTTGATTAAAACCGTTGCGGCTCTAGGGATATAACTGAATTTTTAGAGGGTTCGAATCTTTTTCTCTAACTCCGGCCTCCGTTTGGAGGTCGGGATTTTTTTGCTTTTCAGCATTTATCCGTTCAATAGCTCTCTTGATTTTTTCTTCTGTTCCAATTTGAGGTTTAGTACCAGAAAGGAGGTTTTTAATTGTCGTTTGGTGAACACCGGACAATTTTGCAATTCTGTATTCCGTTAGATTGTTTTTCTGCATTTCCTCTTGTAGCCACTGTGAAAAATTCATAATAAATACCCCTAAAAATAGTCTAATATGACTACGAGAAAATAGCCTAAAAATAGTTGACAATAATCTGAAAATAGTCTATAATTGGTCTTGCAATGAGGCGCAAAACACCAAGCCCGTTGATAGACAGCCGGCTAAATTCTGTGAACTTTATCCTCCAAAATTAGAGTATCACAGCATTATCCGTTTGTCAAGAAACACTCTAATTTGAGGGGGTGAACTTTTTGCTATCTAAAAACCTAGCTAGATTGCAAGCAGAGCGGGGGGAGACAAATTACAGGCTTGCAAAGGAACTCGGGGTACATCAAACCACTATCCAGAATTGGAAGAACGGTATCAGGCCGCATCCTGTTTATTTAAGACTTTTGGCAGAACACTACGAAACTACCGTAGACGAGCTTCTTTCGGATGATCCTGAATAAAAGATGCCCCCGCCGGTGCGCAACCACCGGCGAGGGCTGCGGAACCTATTGAAGCGACCAACAGGCCCGCGAGGACAGTATACCATTCCTCCGGGCGGAAATCAATCGCAAGGAGGAATTTACTTTGAACGAAAACAGCACCATCAAAGACCTGGAGTCCCAGGCCCGCAACACCAAGCGGCTCATGGACAAGCTCAACCGGGCGGCCTACGGCATGACCTTTGACGAGGCTCTGCGCCTTCGCCCGTCAGACCCGAACAGCAACCACGACCATCAAGAAAAGGAGGGCCCGAATGTCTGAGTCAAGATACTACCGCGACAACCTCGCGGACATTCTAGAATTCACCGAAGGGCGGCACCTGCTGTCCCTGGAGGATGTCCGGCGCTTCACCGGCATCAAGAAATACAGCACTTTGAAGAACCGCTTTCCCTTTAACGGCTCCAAAATCTCCGCCGCCACCCTGGCCCGGAGTCTTTCGGAGGTGTCGCAATGATCCTTCAAATCATCGTTCTGACCGCTGGAGCCATCTCCCTGACAAACGGCCTCTTCTGGATACTGGACAGACTGGAGGGCCACAGATGAACATTGGAGACAAGCTGTGCCTGGAACCCACCATCCCCACCAGCGCCTTTGTGACCGCAAGGACAGGCCCGCATCCCTGCCAGGTGGTCTCCATCAACGAGCGGCACCATCATTTCACCGTGGAATTCGATTTCCCCGAAGGCAGCTTCCGGGAGACCTACAAGGTGGTGTCCGGATGAAGAAGCTGACCCGCGAAGAGCGGCGGCGCCGGAGCCAGAGGCGGCAGCTGATTACATATCTTCTGTTCCTGCTTCTGCTGCTGGCGTGGCTGGGAAGCTACCTGATTATGACCGTGGAGGCAGAGCCGCCCACCCTGCACAAGATGGCGCCCGCCGCAGAGGACGGCAGCCTCCCCGGCGACAATACCCCGGCCACCACTCGCTGTTATCTGACAGAAGAAGAGATCGAGGAAAACGAGAATGAGCTTATAGAAGCTGCTTTGCTGGCCCGGTCTCACAAGCTGGAAGATGCCACCATCACCTTTTATTGCTGTGAAGAGCGGCCGCATATCTGCGGAACTGGGACAGGCATCACAGCCAGCGGCAGGCGGGTAACGCCCTATGTGAGCTGCGCCGTGGATACGGACATTATACCGCTGGGCAGCACCATCATGATCGAGTACAACGGCGAGATGGTTTATCTGAGAGCTGATGATACCGGTCCGGCAGTCGAGGGGGACCATATTGACATTGCCGTCAAGGGGCACTCAGAAGCTTTATCCCTGGGCGTCCAGACGGCAGACATTTGGTGGTGCGAGGAATGAACGCACATGCGAAACGCCCAAGAGGCGAGTTGGGTCCCTGCCCAAGATGCGGATTGTATTCCGGCCAGCGATTGGCAATCGAGGGCAACCCGGATATGTTCCTGGTGGCCTGCGACGCCTGCGGATGGCGAACTCGGAAATTT